ATCGCGCAGTTAGAGGCGGCTGGGGCGCGTCGGAAGGCGGCGCGGCTGGCCATGGACTTGGGCGTAACGGTGAAGAGGAGCGCCTAAGAGGTACCGGCCTCGCTCTGGTGAGACAGGGCGGGGCCGGGTGGACAACGAGGTATGGCATGGGCATTTTAGCAGAAGCGGCGAAGTTAGCGCACGAGAAACAGGCGGCTGAGCGGCACGCCTCACGGCGCAGGGTATCCACCTGGGGCGAGTTCGTGGCGGCCATCGAGGCGCACGGCGTCACGGATGGCACCGAGCTGCGGAGCATCGCCGACATGGCCTTTCCCTGCGTGGTGCGAGTGACACACGAGGACATCAACGCGCCCTTCGGGATTGACATCGGAGAGAGGCACTAGATGGCTGGATTCCAGAAAGCGAAGGCGGAGCAGGCCGCGATCAAGATGGGCATCTACGGCCCGCCCGGGGCTGGCAAGACGTTCACGTCGCTGCTCTTGGCTGAGGGCCTAGCGGCGCTGTCCTGGAAGCGGATTGCCTACGTCGATACCGAGCACGGCACCGACTTCTACTGCAAGGCGGTCAAGAGCCGAGCCGTGCATCCAGAGGCGTTCGACTTCGATGCCATCTATACCCGGAGCATCACGGACGTGATCGCGGCCGTGAACGGCCTGAAGCCTGCCGACCACGGCGTGATCGTGCTCGACTCGATCACGCATCTGTGGGAAGCCGCGATGGCCGCCTACCGTGGCCCGCGCACCAAGACGGGCGGGATTCCGATCACGGCGTGGGGACGGATCAAGAAGCCCTACAAGGATCTGATGTCCTACCTGCTGTCGTCGCCGATGCACGTCATTATCTGCGGCCGGCAAGGGCTCATCTACGAAGAGAACGCGGAGACGGGCGAGTCGGCGGTGGTCGGCGTGAAGATGAAGGCGGAGGGCGAGACGCCCTACGAGCCGCACATTCTGATCCGGATGGAGTCCGAGCGCGGCAAGCCCAACGAGATCGCCAGCATCATCGCCTACGCCGAAAAGGACCGCACGGGCGTCCTCTCTGGGCGTTCGTTCGTCAACCCGACCTACGCCTCCATCTGTGCGCCGATCGTGGGCCTACTGGGCGGCACGCAAGCCCAGATCGCCACGGAGGACGAGGCGTCAACCGTAGATGCTGAAGTGTTGGAGCGCCAGGAGCGGGAGCGCGCATCGGAATCGGCGGATGTGCTCCGGCGCATGTCGGCCCGGATCGACCTCGCGCCCACCGTTGAAGACCTGAAGGCGATCGGCAAGGAGATCACGCCCAAGCTCAAGGCGTCGATGCTGCCGGCTGACGTCGTGCGGCTGCGAGCGAAATACGCCGAGCGTGACGCCTCGCTGAAGTCGGGTGTTCCTGCGAAGCCGGCGCCGACCGATGCCGAACTGGATGCCGAGATCGCGGCCAAGGATGGCGAGACGCTCGGAGCCTTCTGATGAACCGCCCCTACCAGCTTCCTGTGTGGCCGACCGATCCGCTCCCGTTGGGCGCCAGTGCTTATGCGCTGCACTCGGCGAGTTGGTGGCGCGCGGTGACCAAGGCCACATTGGAGGCGCGGCGGTGAGAGACGACGTCAAGCTTGGAGATGTCTGGTTCCGCTATGAGGACGGCCCGGCGCACTACTTCGGATGGCCGTTTGAGCCAGACCAATACGAGGTGGTGAAGGTGACGCCGTGTGGATGCCGTGTGCGGTTCAGTAAGGGCAGCTTCAGTATAGGCCGCGATCGGTTCGTGCTCATCGGTGCGCGGAAGCAGTACGCATGGCCAACGGCCGCTGAAGCTCTGGAGTCCTACCGGGCGAGGAAGCGTAAGCAGATCCGGATCTATTCCGCCAAGTTGGCAGAGGCGCGAAGGTGTCTCGCGGTGGCGGGCGAGACGTACGAGTTCAAAGGGTTCTCGTGGGTATCCGCGCCTGTCACGGCGGAGAAGGCAAGCGAGGTTGGCGCATGAAGAAGAAGCCCAAGGGCGAGCATGTCGCCAACGTCGATGGCACATGGGACGGCCGCAAGGTCGTCCTGGATAGCGATGATCACTACCGCCGCGAAGTGGCTAGGCTCGAGCTCGGCGTCGGCGAGCGCGTCACGGTCACGGTTGGTCGCCCTGAGGACATGCGGAAGCTCTGGCAGCTCCGCCACCTGATGGGTCACATCTACGAGCCAGTCGCGTCGTTCGACAACTGCGGGCACACGAAGCTGGAACTGCACGCGATGGCGAAGGCGATGTTCATGCCGGACGGCAAGACATCGACGCGCGAGCTGACCTACGAAGAGATGGACGAGTTCTGCAAGCACGCGGAGCGATGGCTGCGGACGGACATGCCGGAGGCGTTTGTGGACTTCGATGCGCGACAGATGGGGCTGGCGTCATGACCTGGCGTGTCCGACTCGCGCGGTTCATTCTCCGGTCTGATCCGGACTGGATGGTCTGCCTCACCTCAGACTACTGCGCGTTCATTCGCCTGTTGGTGGAAGAGGACAAGGTGCGGTCGATCATCGCGCAGCATGCCCAGTTGGGGCCGGTGCTGGACCTGCTGCCGCGGAAGCCGGAGACGAGGCACTAGATGCCAAACGGCTCGATGTTTAAAGCGGATATGCCGTCTCGCGTTGAGACGAAGCGCATGCGGAAAGCGGAAGAGATGGCGCAATGGCGTGCCGTCTGTAAGCAAGTCGATACGCGCGATCGCGGGCGGTGTCGTGCATGCGGACGGCGGTGCGATCCCAACGCGCTTGGCCTTCTTGAGCGAGCGGAGCGCCATCACATCGTGTATCTGAGTGCGGGTGGCGAGGACATCGACCACAACGTCGTGACTCTCTGTGCAGGCTGCCACGCCGACCAACACGCCGGTCGGATGGACGTACGCGGGAATGCCAGGGCCGGGATCGAAGTCTGGCTGCGTGACGACGACGGCGCCTGGTTTCTCTCACGGCGGGAAGTGATGCCGCATGTAGTGGAGAAGGACTGATGACGCAAGCCTCGATCAATTTCGATCAGCCCGCCGAGACCATGACGGCCGCGGTGGCGCAGTTCTTCCGGCTGAATGCCGGCGTCTGGATCTCAGCGCTGGATGTGATGCGGGTAGGCGGCGCGCTGGCGTGGCGGACCGAAATCAGCCGCTGTCGCAAGGCGCCGTACCTCATGACGATCGAGAACCGCACGCGGCGTGTCGGTCGGAAGCTGTATAGCGAATACAGGTTGGTGCCATGAGCGGGCGCAACGGCTGGAAAAAGATCCCCATGCCCGGCCCGCCTGCCGCGCTGCCCAATGTGCTGCGCGCGCCTGCGGGCTCCTGGTGGATTGACGCGCAACTGAAACCGCGTGAGCAGTTCTACGCGGAGGCGGCCCGCTACGAGCACCACATGCAGGTGCGGGGCGTGAGCGCTGACCAGCTCGTCTGGCGGGACAAGTGACGAGGCGGAATAGCGACGGCATCGTGTTGCCAGAGGCGGTGCCAGATGAGCGCAGCTACGACGAGCGGCAGATCGCCCATGCGCCAAAGCCATTCAGCATCTACTACCAGGACGATGCGGTGACGCTATACCACGGCGATTGCCTCGACGTGCTGCCAACGCTGCCGAAGGAATCCGCCGACATCGTGTGGACAGACCCGCCATATGGCCACAACAACAATGATGGGGATCTGATCCACCGGTGGGAAGCTGCCCTCGGCCAGCTACCCTCCGGTGAGACTCCACCGGTGGGTCGTCCGATTGCCAACGACGGCGCCGACGACATGCGCCGAGTGGTGGACGGCGCCCTCACGGAGTGCGCCCGCATTCTCAAGCGCGACTGCTGCTGCTGCTGCTGCGGCGGCGGCGGCCCGAAGCCGACCTTCGCGTGGTTGGCCGAGCGCATGGATCGCGGCGGGCTGTCGTTCTTCCATTCCGTCATCTGGGACAAGGGCGGACTTGGGATGGGCTGGCGGTATCGCCGGAATCACGAAATGGTCATGGTGGCCCACCGCAAGGGCGGGAAGTTGAAGTGGGAATGGCAAGGGAAAGGCCCTGAGACGGCGAACGTCGTCCGGATAGGGAAGGTCATCCCCACGGCCGATGACCACCCTACGCCCAAGCCTGAGGCCCTGGTGCGGCATTTCCTCATGCTTCACGGCAAGCCTGGCGATCTGGTGGTCGATCCGTTTGCCGGCCATGGCGTCACTCTCCGAGTGGCCAAGGATCTCGGTCTGCGAGCTATCGGGATCGAGATTGACGAAGAGCACTGCAAGGCGACGGTCGAGCGGATGCGTCAGGGCTCGCTCTTTGGGGCTGGTGCGGCATGAGACTCCGCAGCTCGAAGTACAGCGCGAAGCGCACCGAAGTAGACGGCGTTGTGTTCCATAGCCAGAAGGAAGCGCGGCGGTACCAGGAACTGAAGCTGCTGCTGGCTGCTGGGGCGATTGAATGCCTTGCGCTGCAACCTGAGTTCGATCTCGACGTGATAGGTGGGCAAGTGAAAGACGTGAGGTACCGCATTGGCGGGTACAAGGCGGACTTTCAGTACATCGATAGGCGCACTGGCAAGCGAATCGTCGAGGACGTGAAGGGCTTCAAGACGCCGCTCTACAAGTGGAAGAAGAAACACGTCGAGGCCCAGTATGGAATCACGATCCTCGAAACCTAAGTGGGCGGAGGTGCAGACGTGGGCGGCGTAAGCCGGGAACCGCAGACGACTGCCGTTGAGCGACTTAAGTACAACTGCGATCGTTTCGCGTTAAGCCATGGCGCGCAGATTCGTTGGCGGCGCGTCCTACTTGCCGATCCGTGTGCGTATTGTGGCGAGCGCGCCGATGCCGTTGATCATATCGCTCCGCGGATTCGCGGAGGTCGGAACGACTGGAGAAACTATGCGCCCAGTTGCGGGCCTTGCAATTCGATGAAGGGGAAAGGGTCGCTCGCGTGGATGATCTGGCGGAGTCACGAACTCAGGAACGGACGCGCTCTCCTGAGGCCTGTCAGCCACCGTGTCGTAAACGGTGAGCGCATCGTGACCGGCTGGATGTGGGTGTATCAGGGTCACCACAGAATGACTCGCGAAGGTGGCACGAAAGACACGGATTTATTGAGAGAAAGAGCTTGAAATGAGGGTTGAGGTTGGTGGAGAATTGGGCATCGGGAACCGCGCGTCAACGCGGCCCCGACACCACTTCGCCACACTGGACGGAACCCAGGTGCAGCGCGATCCGAGATCGTCGCACATTCCTTTCAGGTTGACCAAGTGAACGCTTTTGGTGTTGGGCGTCGACCAATACCACACGCGAGCTACGTGCGGTTCCGCAGGGTATCGCGGCCACGATGAGCCGAGCCTGATGTCCAGGCAGAAGCGGCGGCGCGGTTGACGGCAACGCGCGGGTCCGGCGACAGATCAGTGCGGGCGGGATTGTGTGTGTCAGAGCAAAAGGCCGGGCGCTGCTGAGGAGCAACCCGGGACCGCAGAGGACGCTGACGCATCCGGTTCTCACGGCAAGACTGCGGGAGTGCGCGCACCACGGCGCATGACGAGAACCGCCGCACTTCGGGCTACGACGGAGACGCTGACGTTGTAGGAGCGATAGGCACAGAGGCTGCGCAGCATTCTACGGAACTGCGGGAGTAAACCGTGGTCCGCAAGAAAGAAGGAACGATGGCGACGGACGAACAGAGGCGGAATCTCTTGCACGACATGGTGATGGGCGTCCTTGAGCGTGCGGAGACGTTGGAGATCGGTACCGTCGCGCAGCATCTGGAGGACATCTTCGAGCGCATGTATGACGGGTGCGCGCAGTGCGATGGATTGTTCTCCGAGACAGGCGGCCGTCCCGTGTGCCAGCGGTGCTATGTGAATAACGGTGGTGGGCAGCAACAAAAACGGACGGGGAGCGGCAATGGGGCCAGCTAACTAGCCGAGAAGGAACGGCAGGCTGGGGAGGCGCAGCACGGCGTAGACAAGTCGAGCAAGCTGAGCGCCACGCCGGACACAGAGGGGCCGCCGGGCGGACGAGAGGCAAGGCCGCCAGTTGATTGGATCTGATGATGAGCCATGTGCGTAAGTTTAAAGACGGTGCGTGTGTGACCTGTGGCGCCACCAAGGTGGTCGTCAATGGCGCGTGGCTACGTCAGCGCCGTTTAGGCGCTGGGTTGAAGCTCAAGGATATGGCGAGCCGTCTCGGTCATGGCGTTGCCTACCTCAGCGACATAGAGCTCGATAGGCGCAATTGCTCACCACGAGTTCGCGCCGCCTATGAGGCGCTGTAATGGATGATGCGAAGCACGAGCTACTAACCTTAATCGACTGGCTACACACGCACGCGGTGCGCCATATCGCCGGCAGTACGCCGAAGTCAGCCGTGCGGCGTCTGGCTTGCGACGTTCACGAAGCAGCGGGTCGTCTTCATCAGCTCGCACTGGACGCGATGGGAACAGGAGCGACGTCGAATGGACTGCTGGACATTCAGCGCAAACTCGGCGTCGGGACTGCCACGGCGATGGAAATCCAAGAAGTTCTGAATCGAAGGAGTGTGCGTGATGGGCGCTGATGGATCGCAGAGTCGAGGCGGAGGTCGAATCTATTCGAACGAGCTGGTGTCAGAGCCAGCGGCGAAGCAGGTGGAAAGGTTTCCGCGTGGGCGAGACGTGCGCGACCACCACTGCGGCAACCCGGAGTGTGAAGCGTGCGATGCGCAGCAGCCAGAGACAGAGGCGGAACTGTTGCGGCGCGATCTGGATTTTGCGCGAGCCGTCATTCATCGTCTCGAAAAAGATTGCTACGCACTGCAGGAGGCATTGCGCGGCATCCTTGAGATCGGCAAGCGCGACATGTCGAACCCGAAATACGACGGCTATTTCGAGGTGGCGAAGAAGGTGATCGGTGAGATCAGAGGCTTGTAGATGTCCAAGCGCGCTGGCTACATCATGGTCGATGAAGACGACGCTGACTTCAAAGCGTTCTGGAACGCGGTGCCATTACGCACCGCGAAGAAGGACGCGAGGCGTGCGTGGGCCGCGCTGAACCCATCACCGGAGCTCGTGCAAGCTATTCTTGATGCGCTGGCCTGGCAAACGCCGATGTGGGCACGGCAAGGCTACGGAGCGCCGTACCCAGCCACCTACTTGAACGGTGAGCGCTGGACCGACGAATGCCCATCACACCTGAAGCCACGAGAGGAATGGCACTGTCCCCACGTCCAGCACTGCAACGGTCAGCACCAGTGCCGTCTCCTCCTCTCGGTGGATCCGGAGGGGACGAGATACACCCAATGCAGAAAGGCTGGCTAGTTCGAACATGACGCGGAAGCCGACGCAGCTTGCCAAAATGTTGGTCCTCTGGCGTGCCGTCAATAATGTGACGTTACGGAGCTTAGGGAAGCAGACGGGTATCTCGCACGCCACGCTCATGCGAATCGAGCACGGCTACGCGATGGACCTTGAGACGTGGAGGCGGTTGGAGAATTGGTTACTGGCGAGCTCTTGACAGAATACATGTATTGTGTAGAATAGGCGCCATGGAGGGGATGGCAATGACGTTTGCGCAGCACATGGCGATGGCTCGTGAGTGGTGCCGGTACAACGGCCAGAAGGGAACCGAGAAGCAGGCGCTACGGGTGATGCGGCAGCTCACGGCTGCCGATCTGATTCGCATGCTGGGAGAGCGGAACGTACCGCTTCCGGCAGGCTGTGAGGTGCGGTGATGGTGCGGTTCGACTGCGGCGCATGGGAACACGAAACGATGCGTGAGATAGCAGAGCGGGCGGCCGTGCTGGCTCGGCGCGCTGGCGTCCGGAAGGTGTCTGTGCAGGCAATCTGGATGGATCTCATCGCCACGCACGTCAACGGGTGCCCGCTGAGGCTCGAAGAAATGCGGCACGCCGACGATTTCAATCTGGCGCATGACGTGTTTGGTATCGGTCGGCACTTGAACCGCGACACGGGCGCGCTGGAAGGGTGCTTCGTGCCGAGATTCGCGGCGCAGTAGTGAGCGATTCGAGCAAAGAGGCCGTCGCTCTTCGGGCGGCGGCTGTTGCGTGGACAGATGGCGCTCGTGGGCCGGTGCTGGACGCGCACGACACCGCCGGCCTTCGTCGTGACAGCAAGTTGAAGCGAGCCGCTGTACGCTTCGCTATGGCAAAAAAGCGAGGCTATTCCGACGAGTTCCCAACCACGCGAGAGAAGCGCGTCTACTTCATGCTCGACAAGATTCCACCAGCTCTCTGGATCCGCGTGAAGGCGAAGGCGAAGCGCGAAGGTGTGTCGCTGCGCTCGCTGATTCTGAAGTGGTGCCAAGAATGGGTCGAGCGCTGAGTTCTGTTCTGTGGCCGTGTCCGTGAAGGAGTCAAGGCGATGGAAGATTTCACGCGCGTGGACATCCGGACGTGATTCCCGCGTTGCCCTACCGCAATGGAAAAACGAGGTGATTTAATGGACACACGAGACGGAACGATCTACGACAGCCGCGAACTGGCAAAGGCAGCCGGAGTGCCTGACGAGGATTTGGTGACTGGCAGCCGTGAGGCGTTGGAGAAGCTTCGGAAGCGGCTCGTGTTCTCTGGCGGCTCTTTCAAGACCGTCGAGGAAGACGAGGCCAGAAAGCTACTGAAGTCAGAGGTAGGCAGGTGACTCACCTGGAAATCGGAACCATTCTCAGCCATCGCACCAAAGAGGGGATGATCGAATTGGTGCTCAACGGCGAGAAGACGCAGATGGACATCCCGAAGGCGAAGGAAGTGCTCGGGATGCTCAGCGGCGCGATCGAGGCGGCCGTGTCTGACACGCTGATCTATCGCTTCCTGACGTCCAAGGTGGGCCTGAGCGAAGACAAGGCCGCGGCTGCGCTTATGGACTTTCGAGAACTGCGCCAGGGCTCTCGCGAGACGGTGTATCCGAACTGAGGTGAGGCATGGAAACAGACTGTTACATGGAGTCCAGGCCAACGTTCTGGCAGCGCACGAAGTGGGGGATCTGGAAGGCGCCGCATCGCCCGCTGATCACGAACGACCCGCGCACGTACGTTACGGTGGAAATGCACACAGCGATCGGGTGGCGAGATCGCATCGGCGTGCTGCTGTTAGGGCGCATACGAAGCACGGTGCTGGTCTACACCGACGTGGAAGTAAAGCAGGCCGAGAGTCGTGCCGTCACGTGGGTTGAATAGCGAATCAACTCATTGCTCTACGCGGTAGCTTGTTCTAAACGCTTCACGGCTGTCGGTGGTCGCGACTGATTCTGATCTTTTTCTGAGGCTGTTCTGATGTCTGATGCTGTGCCCTCTCCGGCGGGCGAGGCCCGGAGGACGCTGAGAGACTACTGCGAGCATTTGGCCGAGTGCGGGATCTGGAAGTGTGCCGTCACGTTCGGCGCCGAGCGTTGCAACGGGCGACAGTTCGATGAGTTCCACTACGCGGGCGCGGCTGACAGCCACTCGTTCGTCGCCGGTGTTTGCACCTGTGGCCTGGATGCTCTCTTAGCCGCCGATCCCCTCCCAGCCGAGGACGGGACAGAGAAAGAACGTCATGCGCGCGTGGACGGCAAAGCTGATGCCCGCCCATAGCCCTACCGCGGCCAGCGTCTGGGCGCTATCAGCAGATGAAGAGCGCGACGTGATGGCGTTCGATCCGTGGGGTGAGCGAGATGCGACCTACCGCACCCTACGAAGTTCGTTCGTAGTAGTCCGGTCGGCGCATCAGTGCGCCATTTGTTTTGGTCCCATCGCGACAGGCGAGCGGGTGTGGTCGAAGTCTGAAGTTGACGATGGCAAGGCCAAGACATTCCGGTTCTGCGCTGAGTGCTGCTGGTGCATTGCGCATCGTTATGACGAAAACGAGGACGACCCGCACTTCGGGTTTATGCGCATGGAAGAACGCTGGGAAATAGGCTCCGGGCGGGCGCGCGAAGAACAACAGTCGTCCGCCGCGGTAGGGCAACGTGGGAGTCACACTGATTGACCACGCGCGCCAAGTCTTTATATTTCTTGTATTTACCGAGGACGGGAAGGACCAGTAGATGAGCGAGCGATTGCTGTCGAAGCTGTTCCGCCACGAAGAAATCAACGGCGCGAACCGGTGCCCGACCTACCTGCATCGTTGGGCGCTGTTCCAGCCGCGGCGGCCCAAGTGGCTCTGGCGAGGGTTTGGGATCTACCTGCACAAGTTCGTCGGCGACGACTGGAGCCGCGATCTGCACGATCATCCGAAGCGATTCATCAGCATCGGGCTCAAGGGTTCCTATCGGGAATGGACGTTCAACGAGCGGGCGGCGACGTGTCCGTGTCCGGAAGAGCACGAACACATCATGGCGACGGACTATCACGCGCCGTGGGTGCGGACATTCCCCGCAAGTCACATTCACCGGATCGTGTTGGTGGACGACAGGCAGCCGTGCTGGACGCTCGTCATCGTGCTCTGGCACGTCCGCGAGTGGGGCTTTTGGCATCGCGGCAGCTTCATGCCCTGGCGTGGCTACGTGGCCCAAGGTAATGCTATCGCCGACGAACGAAAGGCGTGCCCATGACGATGTTTAACCCCTCCCCCGGTGCCGCGCCGTCCCCAGCCAGGAAGAAGCTGATCGAGGACATTCTGTGGCTGGAAAGCTTCTACACCTACGCGAACACAGAGCAGCCGAGCCTGGCCAACAGCGAGGAATGGCAAACGGTCAAGGAGGCGGCGCTCGCGGCACCTTCGAAGATTGATACGCCAGCCGGTGAAGCGACCAATCATGAGTTGGCGGCGTTGCTACGTAAGTGGTGCAAGCCGTATCCGTCCGGCGAGTGCTGTATGTGCCAGTCGCCACCTGAAGAATATTGCGACGAAGAATGCAAGGTGCCGGCGCTGATGTTGATGGCGAACAGGCTCGAACAGGCAGCGCTCGCGGCGTCCCCTGTCTCCCATGTTCAAGCCGAGACACGCGAAGAGTTACTCGATCAACTCGGTCCAGTCGCGCCAGTCGCGGAAGAGTTGATGCGCCGCATGGCGGTCTCCCCGGCTGATCCCGCGCCCGTGGCGTGGTGTGCTTTTGCGCATGCGAATGCTGGCCAGACCTGCCGCGAGCTCAGGCCGGGCGATTCGGCGAGTTGGTGTCACGGCTGCGATCCCGCCATCCAGAGAGAGCAGTATTTGGCAATCAATAAGTGCCCGAACCACGGCTTCTACTCGATCACTGTTGAAGACGACGACACAGGGACGCGCGTCACGCCCTCTAAGTGCTGCGGACGCTGGGACACCGTTAAGCGTTGGAAAGTGTCACAGTGCGATCTCGCATCCCTCCTCGCCGCTCAGTCACAGCCCGCGCCCGTGGCGTCCCCATCGGTGAGAGAGCAGCTAACCTTCGAGGCATTCAGCGCGGCCAATCTGGAGCGGTGTGAGAGTCCTGAAGGGTTCGCCCACGACCTTCACGCGTGGTCAGCGTCCGACTGGATGACGGCCCTGGTCGGTGAGGTTGGGGAGGCAGCGAACATCATCAAGAAGCTGAATCGCTATCGTGACGGCGCACGCGGGAACAATGAGTCCGAGGATGCGCTGCGCGTGAAGCTCCGCAAGGAATTGGGCGACGTGTTCGTCTATCTCGACCTGATTTGCATATCACAAGGCTTCACAGTGCGCGATGCTGCGGTCGAAGTATTCAACGACAAGTCGCGGCAAATTGGCTACCCAGTTCTGCTCGCCGCTCAGCCACTCCCCGGAGGCGTCAAGCCCCCAGTCCAGGACGAACAGGAAAAGCACGATACGCGCGTGGACAGTTTGAGCTTCGCCAACTCACCGCTCGCAACGACCGCAGGGTCGAACGAGGTGCCTCCGTCGCCTGCTCATACACGTCTCATGGTGCCGCCCATCAATGGCGAGTTCGTCAACGCGAAGGCCGCGCACTGGACTATGGTGAGCGTCTACAGCCGCGAGATGGACCTGATCGGGCGACGCGATTTCGCTGTGCATGTCGAAACAGAGGAACCGCGTAACGAAGCCCAAGAGCGCGTCGTTCGCCGCGGCAATCGCTACTACCCGACAACGGTGACGATAGATGTTGGTGATGCCGACGTGTGGATGCATCCGGCCGAAGCACGCGAACTAGCCGCGTATCTTATTGAGGCGGCAGATGTGGCCGACGCCTGCGATTTACCAGACGGCGACAAATGCGGGCACTGGGCACCCTGCGACTGCGAGCAGGCTGTCGCGAAGGACAGCGCGGGCTCGTTACTGGACTCGCATCCCAACGATGGCCGCGTGGAAAACAAGAACGACTCTCTTGATCAGGCCCGAGCCGACGCCTACTCCCAGGGCGGCACCGACCTCGCGCGAGGCGTGAAACCAGCGGCGGCCACGGAGCGGAAGGAGCCGACGCCATGAGCACAGAGCAAGACGGAGAGTGCCCGCGTTGCTGGCTGCCCAACGGGCACGCTGGGTCGTGTGACCACCCAATCCAGAGGGATTGGGCTCCACATGTCGTGAGGGTGATCGGTGGCTTACTGCTCCTCTATGTCGTGAGCAGGCCCGAGGCGGAATGGCGCGCGTTCGCCATGGGGGCGGCCGGCGTGTGGATACTACGGATACTGATGCCGAGGTGGTTCTGATGGTGCCTGATGTGTCCCCCGCCTCCGTAGAGCGGCTGATCGAAGAACTGAAGCGGTATCACCACGTCTCAGATGACTGCTGGTATTCCTGTCCGCTCAGCGACGAAGGCTGCTGTAACCACGATGAGACTGGCTGCACCTGTGGAGCCACTACCCATAACGAGCAAGTTGATGCGGCTCTAGAAGCCGTGCGCGCCCTCCTCGCCGAGCGAGACGCATGGAAAGACCAAGCCGAGGACGATCAAGCGGACGCACGACGTGACCGCGAGTTGCGGCAGCACGCCCAAGCCGAGCGAGACGCCGCCGTAGCGCTCTTGCGCAATGTGAACCCGAACAGCTACCCGGTAATCGCGGCGTGGCTGGCTGCCCGCGACGCGAAGGAGCAGGGATGAGCATGTTCGTCGCTGGCTTGTCCGGGTTTCTCGGCGGTGTGACGCTCATGACCTACGCCGCTGCGCGTGTTTACGAAGGCGCGGACCGTCCGTTCGTGGCGGTGGGCTTCACCTTCGCGTTCCTCATTGTTGGCGGCTTCCAGGCTTATTATATCCGCCAGGGCGAGCGCCGAGACGAACGCCGCGAGATCGAACGCGAGTATGAACGGTTGTTGGAGGCACGACGAGCCGACGACGCGGTAGCTCGCTCCGTTGGAGGCAGCACGACATGACCACGCGCGCGAAGTCGTGCTCTGTCTGTTCTTTGACGTTCTCCACCCCAGGGAGGTCCACCCCATGAGCCGTACGCCGCACGGCTCCGAGAAGGTGCAATGCCCCTCCTGTGGGGCCTGGCACACGTTGGTCATGGACTCTCGAGGGCCACTTCGCCTCCGCATGTGCGACTGTGGCAAACGCCTCCTAACCCGCGAAGTGCTCGAGGACGCGGATTATCCGAAGCACACGATCACCGCCGCCACGATCACGAAATAATTACGAACCGCCCAAGCTCTTGGGCGCGACTCAGCTACTGCCACTTCAGAATGTGTACCTAGGCGTGTTCTCACAGGACGCGCCGGAGGTGTCGCGCCCATTTGAAGCTTACGGTGCCTGCGCTGTCGTCCGTGCTTCCGATTGAGCTCCCACGCGATCAGCACTGTGACGTCATTCTCGACAGCGAGGGCCGATTCCTCAGGCTCGTCGAGACGATGCCGCCGCAAATCAACTTCGAACGCTTCCCAGCGCCTACCCGAGCGATCGAGGCGCAATGGCGCGCTGAGGAATGGGCTGAAGCGCAGGCTAAGTGGTGGAAATCGTGAGCGACACCGCCCTCGCCGAGCGCCCCACAGACACACCCGAAGTCGAAACACGCAGTTCACGTGCGGACGGCAAAGGCCGCAGGCTCACCCACCGCGAAGTCAGCACCATCCTCCAACTCGCCGAGATCGGCAAGAACATCCCAGAGATCGCCCAAGTCGTAGATTGCTCAGTCTCTACCGTCCACAGCACGCTTGAGAAATACGCCGACAACCGCTCTCTCGCACGCCGGAAACTTGAAGGCGGAGCGACCAAACTCGTCGATACCGTGCTGCAGACGAAAGACGCCGCGACGGCTCTGCGAGCCCTTGGAAAGCTGGATGTCGTTCGTGATGAACAAGATAGAGGCGGCACGAACATCGCGATTGTGATTGGGCAACCCGGGCAGGCGCTACAGCCACCGAGTATTCAGATAGCCTCTGGAACAGAAATCAGACCACTTTCGCCTACGAACATCAGTGACTTAGCCTGTGGAAAACATGGCTAACGTCGAGATGTGGGTCGCATAGTAATGGATTACGTTAACCGCGAAAAGGCCAATGAAAATGGGGGAGCTGCACCGTGTGGAGACACGCCAGGCCCCCGTCAAGCCGGCGCGGCAACGGTGCGGGAGGCTCCAGCCCTACCCCTGCCTGTGCGCCCTAGTCGTGAAGACCAGTTTGCGGTGATGGTTGTTATGGAGCATGGCTTCGCGGATGGCACATTGGAGAAATCCTTAGGACAAATGACACCTATCCAGCGCACGGCTGAGCTGTGATGTCTCGATTCTGGCCATTTGGTCGTGCGAAGGCGGTAGAGGCGCCCGTTGAGTCGGCGCGGGACACGGCGGAGGTTCCAGCCCTGGCGGTGTGGGACGGCGCGGTGACGTGGACCTCGGTCCCGCCGGCTGAGCCCGAGCCGCGTCGGTACTGCGAGGTGACGCGGGTGAAGGGCGTGGGTGAGTTTCATGCGGTGTGCGACGTGGGGTTGAAGAAAGCGCCGGAGGGTGGCGTGGTGATCCGGACGGGGCACTGGGTTGTTTAGTACGCCGTATGGGTTGCGGGTCGCGCAGGGGACGAGTGGGGCGGGTGCGGCGGTGACGGTGACGGTGAGTGGGGTCACGGGGCAGACGCACTACCTGCATGGGGTGCAGTGGTCGTATTCGGCGGCGCCGACGGGCGGGCGCTTGACGTCGGTGGGGCTGGTGGGGGACGACCTGGACGTGGACGTGACGGCGGCGGGACCGGACGCGGTGGAGTGCTTTGGGGTGCCTGGGGCGTCGGGGGGATCGGTGGCGGTGACCTTGGCGGCGCCTGGGGGCGCGGTGGTGGGGAAGGTGACCGTGGTGTATCGGACGATCTGATGGCGAGGAACCGCGGCGCGACGATTGCGACGGCGCCGGACGAACCGATTGGCCCTGGTGGGAAGTGCTCGTGTGGGGCCGCCTACGTCTGGGCGGAGGGCGCGTGGTGGTGTGGGGGCCAGGATCCGGCATGCCGGACGAAGCAAGCGGAGTTCGCGGTCACGGCCGAGGACAAGAAGACGAAGGCTCGGACCTGGTTGTATGTGCCGACCCATATCGGCGTGGCGTATGAAACGAGTCGCGCGAAGAACCGGATGCCAGGCGGGGCCGCGGGTGGCGCGAAGAGTCACATGCTCCGGTGGGGGATGTTGCGGAAGGCGATGACGATACCCGGGTATGAGGGACTCATGCTGCGCCGGACGTATGGCGAGCTCGAGCGGTCGCAGTTGCGCCGCTTGGCGGTGGATGTCCCTCGGCTCGGTGGGGTATATCACGAATCGAAGTACCTCGCGGAGTTTCCCCAGACGGGGGCTCTGATCGAAGCCGGACACTTGGACGACAAGACGGCGCTCTCGCGCTGGCTCTCGACTGAGTACGACGAGATTTCGGCGGATGAGGGCTCGACGTTCGATCCGAGCCACCTGATGGAGCTCTCGACCCGGGCGCGCTCGAGTAAGCCCGCGGTCCGGAAGGCGGGCGGGGCGCGGTTCAATGTGGGGACCAATCCTGGTGGGCCGGCGTGGGCGGTGCTGTGTGACTTGTTTGTGACGCACACGCCGGACTACGAGATGTTCCCGAAGTTGAAGGACAAATACGACCCGGCGCAGTGGCACTACTTGAAGGCCTTACTGGACGACAACCCGTACCGGGATCCGGATTACGAGGATTCGCTGGCGGTGTTAGGTGAGGCGCGGTACGAGCAGTTGCGGTGGGGGGCGGAGTTCATCACGGACGGGCAGTTTTTCCGGCAGTGGCGCGCGGAGAAGGACGGGAAGCCCTGGCATGTGCAGGTCCGGGATGTGGCAGAACTCCGGTCGCTCGAATGGTTCTGTTCGCTCGACTGGGGCTACAACGCGCCCGGGGTCTTTCTCTGGTGGTGTTGTCTCCCGGACGGGCATTACCACATTGCGCGGGAGTGGAAGTTCCGCGAGACGCCAGCCAACGAGATCCATGAGCGGTTCTGGCAGATCACGGAACAGGAGCTCGGGATTGCGCGCCTGCGGTATGTGGTGGCGGACCCGGCAACAAAGCAGAAGACGGGTGCGGGACGTGGCGAGTCAGTGTTCGAAACGTTGACGAAGCGGATCGGGCGTCACAAGGGCTTGCCGATGCGGGCCGGGGACAACGACCGTGCGAATGGATGGCAGCGCTGTCATCTGCTCTTGCGAGAGGCGACGGATGGTCAGCCCTGGGTGTCGGTGTCGCCGGAGTGCCGATACGGGATCCGATCGATGCCCAGGCTCGTGCAGGATCCGAACGACCCAGAAGACCTCGACACGACGAAAGACGACCACTGGGCGGACACGTTCCGCTATGGGGCGATGAGCCGTCCGAGCCCCACCCGAATCGTGAAGGACGACGCGCCGAAGCCGGGCCAGTGGGGCTTTGACACGGCGTGGGCGGACGCGCAGTCCAGTCAGGTGGTGATCGCGTGATTGTGCCTCCGGTCCTCCCTGAGCCCGGCGCGGCAGTGACGCCAGAGGCTCCACCCACGGCGCCGTGGAGTCCGGGGCAGTCCCGTCCCTTGTCTGACGAGCAGCGGACGACCTGGGAGGCGTTGACCGAGCGCGGGTACAAGAAGGCGAAGACCTATCACCCGCAGTGGGAACGATCGCTCGAGCGGTACGCGAAACCTCTGACGCCCAAACCCGGACAGGGGGACGAGATCAACGCCCTGCTGGACTACCGGCATGTGGAGAACCGGAAAGCGCAGCTCCACTTTGAAACCCCCGACGTCAACCTGACGCCGATTGATCCGACGGACCCGCAGCAGCCGATCGTCCAGATCCTTCCGCTCCGGGAGAAGGTCTTGAATCACACCCTAGGACCGGACGGAGCGGATCTGCAAGAGGCGGTCGATCAGACGATCGTCGATGCCACAGGGGCGTCGGGGTGGCTGGTGATCAAGGTCGGCCACGAAGAGGTGTCCTTACCGGATCCCGTGACGGGCACACCGGTCCCGATCTGGACCCGGCGGTTTCTCACGCCCATCTCGAGCAAGTCGGTCATTGTCCCGGACGGGTTCAAGTCCACACGGTTTGACGAGGCGCCATTCCTCGCCATCAAGGGACGGGTACCGGTGTCCGTCGGCCGGCGGATGCAGTGGCTGATTCCGGCGGGGTTTGAAGGGACACTCAGTAAGGACGAGTCCCACTTCTCTGATGGGAGTGATGACCAGCAGGCCACCGAAGGACAATTGGAGTACATCGAGATTTGGTACAAAGCCCATCTCTACGATCCGGCGGTGTTCAACCCCGAACTGTATCGCTGCCTGATTCTCGTGAAGGGGCTGGACCAACCCGCCTGGCACGTCGATTCGCCGTATCAGAGTTTGGATGAACGAGGGCAACTGACGGACGACTCCATGATCGGGAACCCGATTCATATGGGCGTCCTCCGGCAGATGCTGGACTCCGCCTATGTGCCATCCGATCTCGTCGTGGGGGAACAACTCTCGACCGAGCTCAATCGTTTCCGCACGGGGTTGATGCGGAACCGTCGGGGCCGACGGCCGGTGACGTTGATCAACGACAAGGCCGGCGTCGGCCTCATCGAGAAGGTGGCGGCGAACGCCGGCCCGATTCCCACGCCCGAGGAGTACTTCGACGGGGCGGGCGGACAACGGTTGCTGTCGATTGTGCAAGCGGGGACGGAGCCTCGGGACAACTACACCGCGCAGACGATCATCGAGCACGACTGGCAGACCGGCATGGGGTCGGGCGATAACCAGGGCGGGCAGTTCTCGAAGCAGAAGACCACAGCGACGGAAGTACGGACGGTCCAGGCCAATTCCTCCGCGCGGGCCAAGAAGGACGAGAACCGGATGCGGGCGTGGGTGGTGAAGTTGATCCGCAAGTTCGATGCGGTCCTCACCCGGACGGCCACCCCCTCGGAGATTCAGAAGATTCTCGGCGTCCAAGGGGCGCAGCTCTGGGAGCAGTGGCGACAACTCCCCGGGCAGTACGCCTACCACATCCAACCGGATGCCGGGCGGTACCAGGATGCGACGGAATACCGCGCCCAGAAGGTGAACGAGTACAACCTGTTTCGGAAGGATCCGCTCGTCGATCCGCAGGAGCTCTTGACGCAGGTGTTTACAGCCTTGGGGTACGACGCCGGGAAGATTGTCCGGCCCCCACAACCGGAGAAGCCGGAGCCCGTCAAGATCTCCGTGACGTTCAATGTCGAACAGGCGATGGCCGTCCCGGCAGAGATGAAACTATTGCTCGCGATTCTGACGCAGCAGGGGTATCAGATCCCGCCGGAGATTCAGGCCATGCTGGATGCCCAGGCCCAACTTAGGGCCGCGGTGGCGCAGCTGGTCCCAGAGCCGGGCGCGGAGCACGGCGGGTCGGCGGATCGCACGGAGCCGATCAACCAACATCAAACCGAACGCACGGGCGGGGTGACGGGCGTGGGGAGGACGATGTGACCTGTGATCGCTGTGGCGTCGAGCTCGCCATCGGAGACTTTCCGTTCTGTCCTCATGGCGCCGTGCGTGTGGGGCGTGGGGCGGATGTGACATGGCCAGGGGGGAAGACCTTCGAGAACCTCGGGGATCGTCCGGTCACGTTCTATTCGCCCGCCGAGCAGTCGCGGTACCTGAAGGCCCACGGGATCGAGTCCATCGTCCGTCATCAGCCGGTTCGAGGATCAGACAAGAGTCCCTATACGACCTCGTGGGCCTCGGGACTCCCGCAGGAGTACCTGGACGGCGTGGCGGCGATGTTGGCGCGCGCGGGGAAGACGCATCACGAATCGCCCTCGTACGTCAAGCACATGTCCGTTACAATATCCGACGTGGTCGAGACAGTGCGCGGGAGTCTCGCGTGATTCTGCAGCCGAACGGACAGCCGGCCCGGAAGAAGATCGTGGACCTCACCGCGAATCCCACGCTCTTCTCGTTTCTCATGACCGGCGATCCGATGCAGCTCTTTTCGTCGCATGGGCTCGTCTTGGACTGCCGCACCTGCAAGCTGCCGGTCCAGGCGAGTAACGGACTAGCAGACGGGACATGGCGCGTGGAATGCGGCTGCACGGAGTGGCGGTGCGCGAGTGCCGCCGCCAGAGGCACACGGTTGACCACGAGGACACACTGATGAAGAAACGCGGCGGCAAGAAAAAGTGTTGAGCCGGTAAGGCTCACAGGTTCGCGCTAGGCCGGCCAGCCGAAGACCCGTTGCCCACGGGCGCGCGAGCACAAGGGCAAGCAGACACAGGGCGGTCTGTTCGTCTCGAGACGATCTCGAGCGGATAGGCCGCCCTTTTTGTTTGTGCGCCCACGTTTTCGCGGCACCGCCAGCGAGAGAGCGGTGAAGGACGTATGGAGCAGAGCGCACCGACGACAACGATAGGCAACGCCGAAGCGGCGCTGGCCTTGGCCGACTCGTCCTCGGCCGACACGCAGACGACTCAGACCCCTTCTGTCGAATCGACCGCTGCCGCGACAGTGCAGCCAGACGGGCAGGAGACGCCTGCGGCCACGGAGACCCCCACGCCCGGCGAACCGCCCAAGTGGCGGTGGCAGGACATCCTGGCGAACGCGCGCGAGACCTCGGCGAAGGAAGCCGAGACGCGCGCCCGTCAGGAACTGGAGCAGCAGTACGGATGGGCCAAGGACGTCGCCGAGCACGAGCGTCAGGGGCTCCTGACGTGGCGCGCGGCGATGAACGGAGACCCGCAGGCGCTGGCACACCTCAAGGCCAATCCCCAGGTCGTGACCTGGTTGAAAGGCTTGATGGAGCCGGCGCAGACGGCACCGGATCCTGAGCCCGAACCGGACTTGCAGACGGCGGATGGCACGCCGGTCTACTCCGCGATGCGTCAACGCGAATGGCGCGAGTGGAACAACCGGCAACTCACCGGCACCTTCGAGCAGAAGTTGCAGAAGGCCCTTCAGCCGTTACAGACCGTCGCGCACACCTTCCAATCGCGTGAATCCGAAGCCGCCTATAACACGACGGTCTCGGGTGTCATCGCGAAAATGGAGGCGGCGGATCCGACCTTCAAGACGCACCGCAAGGATGTGGCGGACCTGATCATGAACGATCCCAAGCTCCGCACGATGGCGCTGGGGGATGGTCAGCAGTCCGCCGATCCCGAAACAGCTCTCGAAATTGCGTGGAGCCGGGTGTATCGCGCGAAGGTGCTTCCAGGCCAGCAGCAACAGTCCGAAGCGCAGGTGATCTCCACGCTGCAACAGCGTGCCGTCGCGGCGACCACGAATCCCGCGTCGGCCACCAGTGCCACGCCCAAGTCGATGCTCGGAGACGCGCGCGCCGCGCTCGAGCATGCGTACGCGGTGGTAGGCAAGGAGTAAACGATGGCGAATCCCAACGTGGGACAGCGTCTGGCGGTGGCGTGGCCGAACTTCATCGGCAAAACGCCGTTCGACCAGATCTTCCCCCAGTACTGGATGCTGGACCGGCTGAAGTCCGGCAAGGCATTCAAAGGGTTCGACGGGGGCACCTCGATTCAGGGGGGCACCGAGTACGCGATGAACACGACGGTGACGCCGATGTCGCCGTATGGCACCGTCGATACCACCCATATCGACGTGTTCGATCAGTTCGACTTTGCCTGGAAGATGTACGGCGGCACCGCCGTCCTGTCCACCCAGGACACAGCCGAAAACAGCGGCTCGAGCAAGAAGATCGATCTTGAGGCGGCCACCATGGAGAACCTCAAGAAGTCGATGATGGACAAGCTGTCCGTCGGCATCTACAGCGACGGCACCGGCACCGGCTCCCTGCAGATTGGCGGCCTCCAGCTGCTCGTCCCGACGGACCCGACCACCGGCACCCGCGGGTCCATCAACGGCGCGACGTTTTCGTTCTGGCGGTCGCAGACGGCTTCCGGCACGCAGACCTCGAGCGCCTACGACAACCTCCGTGGGGCGATGCGGACGATCTACACCGCCTGCTCGAATGGGTACTCCACCGAGCATCCGGAGTGGTTCACCTTCACGTCCACCGACTTCAACGGCTACGAGTCGCTGCTCGTGCCCAACGAACGCTTCACCGACAAGAGCGTGGGGGACGGCGGGTTCAAGAACGAGTCGCTGAAGTTCAAGGGGGCGGTGGTCAGCTATGACGGGGATAACCCGTCGGCGACGGGCTACGCGCTCAACAGCCAGCACATCAAGCTGGGCTATCTCAATGGCTTCTGGATGAAGGGCTATCCGGCAGTCGATCCCGCCAACCAGTTCGTGGAGGTCTTCAAGATCGAGACCAAGGCGAACCTCTTCACGACGACGCCACGCCATCTCGGCGTGATCACGTCGATCAGCTAAGGAGGGAGACGACCATGCCGAATCTTCGATCGACTCCCGTCGCGCTCGGGGCGAGCGCGTTCACCTCCAGTAGCGTCCAGCAGCATGCCCTCGGCTCGTACGGCGAAGCTTACGGCGGGCGGAAGTTCCGGTATGTCAAGGCCGGGGCCTCTGCGCTCGTGGTGGGCAACGCCATCCAAGCCACGATCGAGGACGTGGATCACGATGACATCGCCGTGCGAGCCACAGCGGCCGGCTCGACGGAACTGCTCATCACGACCGGGGCGTCAGGCGGCGCCTTGGATGTCAATGAGTACGCCGGCGGCTGGGCGGTCATCGACACGACCCCTGGGCTCGGCTACGTCTACCGGATCAAGAACCACGCGGCGATTGCGGCGTCCACCAACGGCACGCTCGTGCTCGAGGATGACGATCCGATTCAGGTGGCCCTGACGACCTCGTCCAAGGTCACCCTGATGAAGAACCCGTATCAGGACGTGATCCAGCATCCGGTCACCACGGCCTCCAACGTGTGCGTCGGCGGGTGTGTGTACCCGATCGCCGCGACGGAGTACGGCTGGATCCAGACCGGCGGACCGGGCGCGGCGCTCATTGCGGGCACGCCTGGGGTGGGCCAGCCGGTGACGTCCGTGGGCGCGACCGCGGGTGCGCTCTCGGTGCATTCGGCCGAGCTCTCGAACGTGGCGTACATGATGGTCACCGGACGCTCGGGCAAGGTCTGCCCGGTGTTCTGGCTGCTCGATTAACAGGCGCAAGCCTCCGGGGCGGTCCACCGTGGCCGCTCCGGTCTTTCTGAGATGAGGGACAGATGGCAGAAAAGCGCCGATTCCTGCAGCCGGTCGAAGTCAGCGGACCTCTCACGGAAGCGGGTGTCCGTGTGGTCACGACGACCGGCACACAGACGCTGACAAACAAGACCCTGACCAACCCCACGATTACCGGCGCGACGTCCTCGGGGGTGACGCCGGTGAACGTGACGGGATCCACGGTGACCCTGGGCGCCACGCACGTGGGGCGCGTCACCACGTTGAACCGTGCGGCCGGGATTGCCGTGACGCTGCCGGCGGCGACGGGGAGTGGAGACCGCTACACCCTGATCGTGGGGACCACGTTCACGGGCGCCGCGACGGTGAAGGTGGCGAGCAACACGGACTACATGATCGGCATGGCGCTGCTCAATGCGGATAGCGGCGCGACCACGGTCGGATTCGCCACGGCGAACACCGGGACCGTGGCGACGGAAGACGACACCATCGATCTACTCGGCACCTCCAATTCCACGGGCGGATTCAAGGGTGAAGTGATCGAACTGATCGACATCGCGACGGCGGTGTGGTCGGTGCGCGTGTGGTCGGAAGCCGGCGGCACGGAAGCGACCCCGTTTAGCGCCACGGTCTAACCGATGGCCTACGGCTCGAAGGCGTACAAGCGAGCGAAACGAGAGGCGGACGCGCGGGAGGCTGCGCGTCTCGCGTCACAGGAGAGAGCGATGCCGGAAGAGAACGTCCCCACCGTGGCGGAGTTGCAGGCGCAGATCGCGCAGCTGACGGCGGCGCTCGGCCGCGCACAGGGCGCGGATGATGTCACGCCCTCCGCGATCGAGCGGATGTTGGCGGTGCTCGAGCAGCAGGCCAAGACGCAAGCCACACACGTGGAACGCACCGCCCCACGCGAGAACCCCAACTACAAGGCGGTGAGCATCTTCCTGCAGGAGAACGGCGAGCCGTGGGCCAAGCTCCTGAAGTGCGACATGTACTTGGGATTGATGCACCTCAATCGCACGCCGATGACCAAGGCGGAAGTGGACGCATGGAACCACGTGGAACCAATCGTGGACGCCAGGCTTCGCAAGATGGACGGATCGTCGGTCCTCGCGACGGTCACGGCCAAACGGGACGCCGTGGGCCGGATTGACCAGATGACGGTCCTCCTCCCGCTGAAGAAGGAAGACAACCCGCAACTCTACTCTCCGTTGGCGGACATTGCGGCGCAATTGGCCGCACAGGTGACGGTGGCGGCGTGACCTTCCTGCAGATGAAACAGCGGTTGGCTCGTCGCACGGGCGCGAAGAGTGCAACGCTGGTGACCGCAACGGACACGCTCTTTGGCGAGTACCTCAACGAGACGTACCACGCCATTCTGCGGAAGCCGTGGGCCACCCATCTGCGGGACACGACGACCACGAAAGCCTCCGTCGCTGGGACGCAGTCATACAGCGTCACGAGTTGCGCGCGCATCAATCGCATCTGGGATCCGACCGGCCAGATCAAACTGACAATGCGGACCCTGCAATGGTTGCGGGTGACCGATCCCAATCCGGTGCAGGGCACGCCGGTGTTTTGGATCCCGACAGACGTTACGAAGACCACGCAGGTGTTTTTACTCGAGCCGATTCCGTCGGCGGTCGTGACCTACACGCTCGACATCACCTCCCCCATCACGGAGCTGAGCGCGGAGGGGGATGTGCCTCTGCTCCCAGACGATTTCCATGATCTCTTGATCGACGGGGCGGAACAGCGGGTGTTGGTGAAGAAGGACGATCCCGACCGCTGGCAGTTGGTGAAGACCCGCTTCGAGGACGGGCGGAAAGATCTGCAGTCGTGGATTGCGGGTCATCCGGACTGGCGTCCGAACTTCGGCGGAGCCATGGCGGAATTCTCGTCACTCGGCGCGCAGTTCCCAGCGGATACCGAGGTGTGGTCGTGAAATACGCCTTCGACACGACGGACGAGCAAGAGGATGCCATCACGTACAAGCGCCTCAAGCTCAACGTCGAGTTGGAGAAGGCTGGACAACCAACCTACGACGACAATGCCTCGTACGTGGCGTTTTTCGTCGCTACCGCCATCATCGGCCCGCTGATCGTGGAGTTCGTCGAATCCAAACTCCAGAAGGTGGCGGACGCCTACCGTGCGGCCACGGATACCGACCGGAAGACCGTGGAAGGGACGCTGAAGGTTGGCTAGTCGGCAGGCGGACCCTGTCATCTACACCGGCCTCCGCGGGCGGGACGGGAGCACGACCGCCCAGATCGAGATTCCGGAGCACAAGGCGAAAGAGTGCCTGAATGTGGATTTCTTTCAGGCGGCTTTGGCTCGAAAGCGAGGCGGGGCGACGGATGCCTTTGCGCTGACCACGAGCGAGAACACGTCCTCTGTGACTTCGGCCCTGATCCGTCATGTGCCGAGCGCAGACGAGACGCTGGCGGAACTGTGGATGGTGACCGGTGCGGCCACACCGATCGTGCAGCGACTCGCGGCTGGGACGGCGTGGGCCTCGATCACGGTGGGAGACGCGATCGCGACCCGTCCTCAGGACGTGTGGGGCGTGTCCTTCAATGGCAAGCTGTTCCTGTTCTACGACAGCACGCAAGACCGCGGACACGTCTACGATCCGGCCATCAGCACCACCGCCCTGAGGCGCACAGGACTTACCACGCCCTCCGCCGCCCCGACCGTAGCGAATACCGGATCGGGGTCGTACGCGGCGACACAGCGGTGGTATCGCGTCCGTGAAGTCATTCTGGTGAGTAGTGTCACCGTGCTCATTTCTGAAGCCTCCGCGGCCGTGGCCTTCACACCGTCTGGGTCTGGAACGGCGGCGCGAGTCACGAAGCCATCGGACATGGGTGAGGGGGCCACTCATTGGCGCCTGGAAGCTTCGGCCACGTCCTCAGATGGGCCGTTCTACATCCTCGCAACGACCGTGGTCGGAACCACGACGTACGACGATTCCGCCGCGACGACGGCGTACAGCAACGGCACCCCGACGGAAGTCGCGGGCGACTATACACGCCCGTCCAGCTTCAAGTACGGAATCGCGGACGGCGCGCGGCTCCTGATGGCGGGGCCGAATGAAGCGGGGATTGATCCGTCGTCGGTGTTCTTCACGACGGTCTTAGGCTCGAGCCGGGCGGAAACCGGCGGGGCGTCGTACTACGACGACGAACGGGTGCCCACGAGCAACAAGATCCCGCTCGACCCGAAGGACGGCGGAGAAATCACCGGATTTGGTGGGCCGTTCGAGAACCAGGTGATTGCCTTCAAGTACCGGCAGGTCTGGCGGCTGATTCCGACCGGGATTGAGGACGACCCCTATCGACGCAAGGCCGTGTCCAAGGTCGTGGGGAGTATCCGCCAACAGGCCGTCGTCATGGCGGAGGATGAATCCGGGAACCCTACCCTGTACTGGCTGTCGCACCTCGGGCCGTATCGCTTCAATCTTCAACAAGGGCTGTCGAAGCTCGTGTGGGATGTGCAGGACATCTGGAGCACGGTGAACCTTGCGGCGACGACCGCGACGTGCCACGGGGTGTACCACTCCGATCGCCATCAGATTTGGTGGTGGGTCTCGGTCAGCGCGGAGAACGAACCCACCACCACGAAACTCGTCTTCGATACGCGCCTGGGCCGGATGACGCAGGCCGGCGACGTGCGGGACGGGTGGAGTAAGCACACGGGCGAAACGGCCAAAGCTCGCTGCTCGGTGATGTTCGCGAACACACTCGGCGCCACGGTGTCACGGGACCTCAAGCCCTACATCGGCCAGAACGGCGGCAACGGGCGGCTGTGGAAACTGGACACGACGGATCAGGATGACGCCGGAACGGCCTTTCAAGGTCTCGTGACCTTCCCCGATCGGCATTACGGTGGGCTCGACCATGCCTGTGCGGTGCGAACGCCGATCGTCCTCGGGACTGCGGGGAGCGTCACGATCACGGTGGGGATGACGCCGAACTATGACAGCGCGGCCCAGCAGACCGGCTCCGTCTCGATGGTGGCGACCGGGAGTGAAACGCGCGTCTTGCGAGCCGTGGAAGGCGTGGAGCTCGGCGACGAGATCTATGCCGCGGCGGTCTCGGTGGGGGATGGGGCGGCGGCGGCCACGGCCCAGTGGACGCTGGATGCGTTGATCGTGCCGGTCGAGCGCCGGCAAGAACTGGTGCCGGTCTAATGCCGATTGACTTTGAACCCGGCGGCGCACCGGTTCCAGCCTACGCCCTGCAGCGGCTGACTGAGGATGCGTTTGTTGGCACGGCGGCCATGCTCGATCAGCAGCATGACGGGCAGGGCGGGCACACCAACGTCACGCTGGAATCGCTGGCGCCGCGGGTGGACGGCGATCTCGTGGAGATAGCTGCGGGACTTCGGTTCACGCTGGGGCCGTGGGTGCTTGACGCGGACGGGAACCCCAATACTCCCGTGGCCGCGATTCGTGTGCCGCAGATCACGGCGAACCAGAACGACTACAACCCGCCAGGACTGGCCACGGCGCTCGTGGTCGAACTGGACAGTGACGCGGCGCGCACCATCACCGGACTCGTGACGTCGAAGCGACGCCGGATTCTGAAGTTGGTGAATCGGAGCAACTACACGATCACGTTGTCGCACAACAGCGGTAGCAGCACGGCGGCGTACCGGTTTGCGTTCAGTGGGAGTGTGGACTACCCCCTCCGGTCAGGGGGCTATCTCGAGCTGTATTACGAACCTGGGGCGCCGATCTGGCGAGGGGAGAGCATGGGCGCGACCTTACGATCGGTCCAACGGGCCACGGCGATTATTGCCGCGGGCGATTCCTCCAAGGCGGCCACACTGGGGACCACGCTGACGGATCTGGCGAAGGCCGAAGTTAGGCTCCTGGGATTTACGACCGCGTCTGTCGATCTCCCCAGCCGCACGGTGCGCCTGGAGTTGACGAACACCACCACGCTGACCGCGTTTCGTGGCGGCACGGACGAAGAAATGCGCGTGAGCTACGAAGTCTCGGAGTGGGGGTAGACGATGGCACTTGAGGATCCATACGACCCGCAAGACCCGCAAGACCCGTTGACCGCGCCCGCTCGGGACCGGAACGCGCTGAGAAGCCGCGCCAAGTCGCTCTATGGGAATTCGTGGGACGCCGACGCCGAGCAGCAGTTTAACTCTCGGTTCGATCAGAACCAGTCCGACGAAGACCTGCTCGCGCACACGGGTGAGGACTACCGTGCGAGGTTTCCGAGTGGTGGGGGCGCGGCGCCGCAGGGGACGAGTCAGTACAGCTCTGGACAGGCGGGGTCCGGAGATGCGGCCCTCTCGTCCTTCATGGACTACATCAAGACCCGTGACTCCGCATCACAACAGCAGCAAGCGGCACTCCGCGAGATCCTAATGGGGCAATTGGGCCAAGCCACGTCCCCGCTCGACGCGAATGCGCCCGGGATCCGCGAGGTCTTGGCCGGCCAGCGTCTTGGCCTCCAGCGGGGGGCGGAACGGAAGTTGGCGGACTCGGCGGAGCTGAGGGCGTATGACGGCTCTGGTGGTGTCGGCGGGAAGGCCTACACCCAGGACCGCGATCGAATCCTCCAGGGGCAGGCGGAGTCCGACGCCCAGATGACCGGCGACGTCTTGAACAGAGAGCTCCAGCAGAAGCGCGATCAAGTCACGCGCATGCTGGCGCTGGCGACGCAGCTTGGGGATGCGGAAAGCGCGCGGCTGCTGCAAGCCCAGTTGAATTCGATTCAGACGCAACTGAGTCAGTCGAACTTCTACGACCAAAGCGCGTTCAATTACGCGCAGTTGAACCAGCAAGGGAATCAGAACACCTTGCTCTCGCTCTTGGGGGCACTCTCATGAGCTTCCTTTCTGGCCTCGGAAAGATTCTGTCGATCGCTGGGCCGATCGCCGCGGCGCCCTTCACGGGTGGAAGCAGCTTGCTCGGCCTGATGGGCGCTGGCGCGGGGACAGCGGCGGCCATCGGGGGCGGGGTTGGCGCGCTGGGTGGCGTGCTGAGCGGCGCATCCAAAGGCTCCGCCGATCAGCGACTCCAAGAGAATCAGGGCATTCTGTCGCAGCAGGGCCTGAATCTCCAAGGGGCACGTGATCAGTACAACGCGGGGCTCAGTGGGGCGCAGTTTCAGCAGCAGGAGCAGGATCGTCAGCGGAAAGCCGCGATCCTCTCGGCACTCCTGAAGGGGACGCAGGACCAAACCATCACGCCTGGCAATCCAATGATCGCCTCACGGATGCCCCAGGTCAGTGGTGGGGCGCGGCCGTCGAATCTGACCGGGAATGCGGCGGCCTTACTGCAACTGCTTGCGGGTGGGCCGATTCAGGCGCCCCAGTACCAGGCCCCTGGCGCCATGCCGATCAAGAACGCGGGTCTCGGTGAAAAGATCCTCGGTGGAGCCGGGCTCGGCACGTCGATTCTCGGCGCCTTGGGGCCACTGGTGAAGAAGCCTCAGCCGCAGGTGAATCTCTAATGGGTCTCTCCGGCGCGGCCTCCGGAGCGAGCAACGCGCTGCAGGAGATTCTGGCGCGGGCGTTTGCGGAGAAGCAGGCCCAAGCGCAGCTGGCCCTCCAACAGCAGGCGCTGCAGCAGCGCACAGACGCGGACCAACAGGATCGCAATCTGCGGATCAGGAACTTTGACGCCGACGAGCAGTATCGTCAAGGTCAAGTCGCACGCCAAGGCCGGCAGGATGACGTGGCGGCGACGGAACGCCGGCAGGCCGAGAATCAGCGCGGCGTGCGTCGGATGATTGGGGACTTCCTGGTGCAGCGCGGCGCCACCCCGTTGGATACTGGCGCACGACAGACACTGCAGGGGATGGCTATCCAAGAGGATGTGGATCTGCCGAAGCAGATCGCGGACGACCCGACGGCTGCCAATGCCGAATGGGAACGCCGACAGGGCATCGAGCACAAGAACCGCCTCGGAGAAATCGGCGCGACGACCGCTGGGCAGGAGCGCGTGGCGCGCGTGCGCGCGGACGAGACGCGTCAGACGCAGGCCGCGAAGGCGTCGTTGGGGGCTACGACTGGGGCCGGGAATGAGTACAGCACGGAGCGGGCGCAGCGCACAATTCAGGACGTGGACGAAGTGATCCCGATGATCAACAGCCGCACGTCAGGATTTGGGAGCGTGCTCTCTAGTGTCCCCGGCACGGATGCGCGGCGCGTGGCTGGGAAACTCAAGACGTTGTCGGCCAATATCGCCTTCAACGAACTCACGGCCATGAGGAACGCCAGCAAGACCGGTGGGGCTTTGGGTGCGGTGTCAGATCGAGAGGCCCAGCTGCTCACCAATTCGCTCGGCGCGATCGATCAGGGGCTGGACGGAGCGGATCTCGTGGCTGAGCTGAACAAGATCAAGGAGAGCGTCAACCGGTGGGAGCAGGCCCGTAAAACGGCCGGTGTGACTGGAGCGCCTGCGATGGCGACGAGTCATGCCCCATCGCAGGCGGCGCCAACGGTTCAGAAGTGGGGTCGCGATGCACAGGGACGACCTGTGCCGATCAAGTAGATGCCGAAGTCGATCGAATTTGACGGCGTCGTCCACGAGTTTCCGGACGATTTCACCGACGCGGACATTGCCGCGGCGTTGACGCAGGTGTCTCCGCAGGCCAGCCACGGCCAGTCTGGCGAAACGCCCGCCCAGATGGTCAACGTCGGCGGACGTGGGACCGGCCTTGATCTTCGCCTGTCTCGGCGACGATCGGCGGATGCGCTGCCCACTATTGGTGGCGGTGTCGGCGCGGCGCTCGGTGGGCTGACGTCGCCTGTCACTGGCCCGGTTGGGCCGGCTGTCGGTGCGGCGCTCGGCGGCGGGGCTGGGACGGCGCTGCGGTCGATGGTGCGTGGCGAGTCACCGAATGCCAACGAGGTGATTGATAGCGGACTCGGCCAAGGCGCGCTCCAAGCGGTGACACCACTGGGGACTGCGGCGGCGAAGGGGCTCTATAAGGGCGGTGTGGCGCTCTTGCCGAAGGGGATCAAGCAAGCCTTCCCCAATCTTGCTGAGACTGGATTCCGTGAAGGCGTGGCGCTGACACGACGCGGAGCGGAGAAGGCGGAACGCGCCATTGGCGAATCGGCCGGAACGGCGGACGCGATGATCGCATCCGCCCAGGCTGGCGGGGCGAAGCCGATTGCGCCGATTGAAGTGTTGCGCGAACTTCGGCCGGTGGGTCAGAAGATCCGCACGCAAGAAGGACTCGGGTTGCCCAGTGAGATGCCGGCTCTGATGACGCGGGCGAAATCCTTTATGGGGCGTGGCCCGCTGGATCTCCAGCAAGCGCAGGCGCTCAAGAAGGAAGCCCAGGATCTCGCGACGACCGCGTACAAGGCCCGTGACAAGGGCGCCGTGATCAACAGCATCGAGGCCCTGACGAATGAAGGGCAGGCGAGAGGGTTACGGAAGGGGCTGGAGTCGCGCGTGCCTGGGCTCGGTGACGTGAACGCGCGCACACAGTCACTGATCGGCGTCCGTGACGCAGCCGAGCACGCCAGCCAGACCGGGCATGTGCTGCCGCGCGTGCTCGGCGCGATCGGCCTTGGTGGCGCGGCGGGTCCTGCGGGTATGGCCCCGGCGGCGTTAGCGGCTGGTGTCGGCGGAACGATGACGACACCCGGGGGATTGACGGCAACGGGATTGGCGTTGAAGCCGATCGCGGCCCATCTGCCGAGTGCGACACGGATCGCGTTGCTCTTGAGCCTACTGGGTCAGGAGCAGGAGCAGTAAGACGATGAGCAGGACGCCGATCACGACCACGCCGTGCCCGATGTCGCGCACGTTGTGCTCGAGGCGTTCCCAGCGCTTCTCGTCCACGCTGAAAGCCTAGCATGAGCGAGGCGGATCGGAAGGAATTGGAAATTGCCATTCGGGTGCTCGCGAAAGAAGTCGAGCGCCTGAAGAGGTTGCTCGAAAAGTCGTAAACTACAGTCGAGTTCTGGCCCGCGCTGACTCTGGCCCGCTTTGGCCGCCCAGGGTCCCTTCCCAACGGGGGACGCCGCCCAGTAGTGACGAAGGAGTCCTGCTATGCGGCGTGTCCGATACCTCACCCTGCTCCTGATCGGCCTGCTGGCGATGCCAGCCGCGGCGCAGCAATTCGTTCGTCTGCAATCCACCGCCACGCAGGGCACGATTTCCGCGAATGGCGGCTATGTCGAACTCACCACGGCCAACGTGGGCGGGTTCGGCTCGGTCAAGGTGCAGACCTTGGACAGCTACTCGGGCACCTGGGAAGTGCAGTGCTCGCTGAAGGCCAACCCGATCACGTACGACACCGCCGCTGAACTGACGCTCAAGCCCACGGACAGCACGACCACGGCCACGAGTGTCACCGACGCGGTTGGCATCTGGGAAGTCACCAACGCCTCTGGGTGTAACGCGATCCGCGTGATTGCCACGGCTGGCTTTGCCGCCTCAGACACCGTGGTCATCATCACGGCCACGCAATCCGGCGGCGGCTCTGGCGGTGGCGGTGGAGCTGGCACGGCCGATTCCACCGCGGCCAATCAGGTCTCAGAGATCGCGCTCTTGACCACGATCGACAGTTCCGAATCGACGGCGGTCACGAAACTCACCTCGATCGACAGTTCGATTGCCACGCTCGTCAGTCGGGTGAATCCAGACCAAACCGAGGACACCGCGCCGACATTCCTCTCTGGGCCGTTCGGGATGCTGAAGGCGAAGGACTTTGACGGCGCGGCGCTCACGGCGGTGGACGCAGAAAATGACCCCGTCATCGCGGCTGGCTCGCTCAATGGCGTCGCGTACGTCATGCTGACCACTGAGGATGGGAGTAAGTCGCCAATTCAGTTGGAGGACGACGCGGCAGCGGGGGCTGGTGCTGGTTTGCGGAGCTTCGTCAAGCGATGCGACACCCCTGCGACGTCTGGAGGCACAGACGGCGATCTAGTTGATCCCTGCTCTGACGCCTTGGGACGGATGTGGGTGAAGGACGGGAATCCTTGTTCTGACCCTGCACGTATCACCTCGGCCGCAATCAGTGAGAGCACGGCCGCGACGAACGAGATCGTGGCACTCAGCGGCTCAAACCTGATTTTCGTGTGCAGTTACAAGTTCGTGACGACCGCTGCGAATAGCCTGAACTGGAAGTACGGCACCGGCACCGATTGCGGAACTGGCACGACGTCCATTGAAGGTGCGCAGCCCTACGCCGCGAATGGCGGTGCGGCGGAGAGCGGTGGCGGAGCCCCGTTGTTTAGTGTCCCGGCTGGCAATGCGCTCTGCCTGACGTCCACCGTCGCGACCGCACACGGGGGGCGCGTGTCCTACGTCAGCACGGCGGCGCCGTAGCTATGCGCCGACTTCTAGCCTGCATGTCTGCGCTGTTCCTGACGGCGCTCGTGGTCCATCTTCAGGCGGCCACCACGAAGTTTTCTGACCTCTGCACCAACACGAGTGCATCGGCTGAAGATCTGCCCACTCAAACGAATCACGTCACCGATACCGGCGCATCTCCGTTTTGGGCCGAGTTGCTCGACTCTGCGGGGACCATCGTCTACCAAGCGAAATCTAACGACACGTGCGCCACGAATACGGCTGCCACATCGAATCGGGTGATTTGGGTCGTGACGCCGAGTTCAGCCCTTGGCAGTGCGGATTACGACTTCAGTTTCGTGATCGTGACGCCATCTGCCGGGCAGACGGATGATGACCACCTCTGCGCGTTTGGAAGGATGACGGATGCCACGCATGGGTATGGCGCCTGCGTGGATTCCGACACCGCGCCGCAGACGGTGAGCATCATCGTGCTCAATGGCGCGAATTCAGGTTTAACCGCACAGGTGCCGGTGACCACCACGTTGAATAACGGCGACGTGCTCATGCTGTCGATGCGGGGCGACACGATCAAGGCCAAGATTAACGGCGTCACGATGACGTGCCTTGTCGATGCCACCAATACGATGGCCGGACAAGGCGGCATTGGCCAAGGCAACTTCATTACGTCCACGGCGGATGTGGCATCTGGCGAGCGCGACAATATCCTGCTCGAAGACGCCACGGGTGATGGTGGCGACGACAATTGCAGCGCCGCAGGGGCACCGAAAGGGCTGCTCATGGGGATTCTGCCGTGAGGCGCGCCATTCTTGCGCTTTTCCTGATGGTGCTCACAGCACCGTCGATCACACTGGTTGGCGCACCCGCTGGACCACGCTCGCTGTTCGTCTTCCGGCCGCCGCCACTTTATACAGGTAGTCCAGGACACCTGCCGATCGGGCGGCGGATCCATCTGCTCCCGCAGTACTCGGCCCGCATTGTAGCCGCGCGCCAGCAGCTGGCGGCGTGGCGTCCACACATCACTGTTGGGCAAGTCGCTCGAGCATTCGGGCAGACAGGACCGCTGCGTATCCGTAGCTTGAGCGACCCGGCCACGGCGACGGCTGCGAACAAGCCGAACCTCGCTATTACGACCCCGTCAGGGACAGGCTCCGTCTCCACCAATGCCTCGTCGATTGAGCTGGCCGGAACGTCTTCGGCCGGTCCGAGCGGTGCGCCAGTCTCATCGGTCACGTGGTCGATCTCGCCGGGTGGGCAGAGCGGGACGGCTGTCGGCACCACGAGTTGGACCGTGCAGGCCGCGGCTGGAAACGTCGTCAAATTCCTTGATACCTACGACCCGCCGGGGGCCAATCAGGACATCGTCGCGACACCGCACACGCCCAATACCGGAGGCGCGTATTCGACCTTCATCGCCCTCGCCGGCAACTACTGCCGCCTGCTGAACTCTGACGGCTCGGTGGGCGCGTTCGCCTCAGACTCTGCAGGGAGCAAGACGCTCGCCTGTGAGGCAACCCCCTCAAGCGCACTGAGCGGGACCGACTACGAGATTGAATTCCAGCTGGCGCTGCTCAGTGGGACCGCGTCTTTCTCGGGACTCTTCTTCGGCGGCACCGACAGCAGCAATTACTGCGTCGTCGGCATTAAGGGTGCCGGCTTGAATCCTGATACCTTTATCGGCGATGTGGTGGCTGGAACGCCGACGATTCGCAACTCCGCCAATGTGAATCCAAGCACGACACCGATCTACACCCTGGTCAAGAGCGGCACGGCGCTCTCGCTGAAGCAGGACAGCACCACGGTCCTCTCCACGACGTCGTCCAACTGCGGCGGGTCGAAGTTCGGGGTGATCTTCGGCTCGGCGCTGGCATCGGCGGACACGATTGCGGCCGGGCATCGGTATACGTCGTTCAAGTTGACGGACACGGGTGGGTCGGCGGCAGCGATCCCATTGAGTGTTGGGGCGAACACCATCACGGTGACCGCCACGGACGCAAACGGGCAGACGCGCACCGCCACGCTTGTTGCGACACGAACGGGCGGTGGCGATGTGACTGCGCCAACCGTGAGTATCCTGCAACCAGCCTCATCCGGCACGTGGTCGGATTCTTCCGCATCCCAGACGATCAGCGGTTCAGCCGCCGACAACGTCGCCGTAACATCGGTCACGTATAGCTGCTCCGGGGCCACAACGCTCAGCGGCACGGCGACCGGGACCACCTCGTGGAGTCAGGTCCTCACGCTGAGCAATGGCACAACGACGTGCCTCGTGGTGTCGCACGATGGGACCAACGACTCGACGGCGGCACAGATCATCTTCACGATCACGCTCTCGGACAGCACGCCTCCGGTCGTCACCATCAGCACGAACGGCGGGGCGAACTTCGGCGCGACCACGACGCCGCAGAACCTGACCGGCACGGCGACAGACGCCGTAGGTGTGACGGCGTGCAACTACACGAACAGTCTTGGGGGCGGTGGAGTAGCGTCCGGCTCCTACCCGTTCACGAGTGGGTCATGGTCGATGGCCGTTGCGCTGAGCACGGCCGCTGACTCGACGCCTGGGACCAACATCGTCACGGTGGATTGCCAGGACGCCGCTGGGAACCATGGCACGGACTCGATCACGATTACCTACACGGCCACGCTCACGATCACGTCGCCAGCGACGATCAACGGGTTTGACGGCGTGTCGAGTTCGTTTCAGATGTCCTACTCTGGCGGCCCGTCTGGCTCGCCGACATGGACGAACAACGGGGCCGGGACCACCCTGAACGATGCGGACGCCGATTGCTCAGGGACGTCGATTTCGGCGGGCGGCCTAGTGTCGTTCAACCATTCTGGGACCGGCACCTGTAGTTGGACCGCGAAGGTCACCGTTGGAGCCTCGAACACGACGCAGGCGATGTCGTTGGTGTTCTCGTCGTCGAGCAACTCTGGACTGGCCTACTTCCTCGGGCTGACCGCCCGCGGTGACTTCGAGAAGGGCTACAGCCTCACGCCCATCACTGGGCATCCCTGCCTTACGACCACGGCGGCATGGTGCGGCGATGTCTACTATTCGAATCAGCTGATCCAGGGCGCCGGGTTCTCGTCCGCCTCGCCCTACGTCACGTATGACTTCGCTGGCGATACAGACCCGCACAAGCAGAACGCAACGAAGGTGGTGGTCCCTGGATGGGCGCCGACCTCTGTCGCGACCGTTGCCTCCGCAGTAGGCGCAGGCGATCTAACGATACAGCTGTCGGCGAATGATTCGAAGCTGAACATCACCGGTGGGCAGTTGATGCGGATTGGCAATGAAGCCATCCAGCTGGTGAGCCAAGCGTGCAATCCAGCGACTGGCGTGGTCTCGAACTGTGCTTTGAATCCCACGACGTTCGTAGCCACGGTGGCCGCTCGCGGGGCTGCGGGCTCCACCGCTGCCACGCACAATATTGGCGATCCGGTCTATCACCCGACGAATAGCCTGACGACGCAACCCTACTTCCCGCTCTCTGGTATCAACGGCAATACGGTGTTGTTTGTGTGGGACTTCTTCTTCACGGACTCGCTCGTGGGGACCGGACTCACCAACTGGAAGTGGTTCAACTTCCGCACCACCGGGACGGCAACCTTTTTAGAGCCGAATGTGAATTTCAGCGCGGCGACGAATCTGGCAACGGACGTCGGGGCGTGGAAAGCGCGCAGCTACAACCACGTCACCGGCACCAACAACTCGGGCGCACTCGCAGACTTCACGCTGACGGACGGGAACAGGCTCGGACCTGGAACCACGGACGATCAGCCGATCGCGCCGATGGCCAACGAGTTCAACTTCAAGCCGAACACGTGGCACCGTGCGTGGATTCGTATTCAAGCGACGGCCAACGATTACGACATTCTCGATATGTGGATCGCCAGCGAAACCGCTGGCCCGACGCAGACGCACAGCGGGATCAAAATATCGATCGAGCGGAGCGCCACATCGCCATCGACACTGGATCACTGGAACGTTGAAGTCAACACATCGACGGATCTGTTCAAGCGGAAGAGCGCGTGTCAGCCAGGGCCGAATCTCAATTGCGATCTTGTGCAATACCTGCGCGGGTTCTCGGTGCATAAGCAGCCCGGGCTGGCGCCGGCGGGCACGCTGAGCGATGCAGGCATGACGGCGCTGATGGCGCGACCGGTCCCATGATCTACCGAAGCCACTGGGGCACGGATTCACAGCCGACCTGTTCATCCGAGCACACGGTAGCACGGACGAGAAACGAGGCGCCCCAGATGGCCAAGCCGAGGATGATGGCCGACAGGATGCGAGCAGAGGTAGACATATGCACGGCAGTGTAACGAGGCATCGGAGGAACGGCAAGCGAAGGGCGGGCGTAACGGCATGCCTGCTGTTGATCCTTGGCGTTCAGGCTCTGGCGCAGGCCCCGCCCTCACTCCAGGTGGCCTTGCAAGAGGCGCAGTGGCTGCTGGCGAAGCGCAAGGCGGCGCTGCAGGCCAGCGATGTGTTCAAGGAGTACGACGCCGCCAGAACGCACGTGGCCACGTTGACGGCCTTGGTGGCGGCGGAGAAGCCGAAAGAGACCGGCTCGAAGTAGCCCGGAGCCCCTATGTCACAGCAGCCGAAAGGCGGGATCAACTGGACGATCGTGGCGGTCGCGCTGTCGCTCGCCGTGCAGTTGTTGGTCGGCGGGCGCTGGTCCGGCAGCATCGAAAAGCAGGTGGAAAACGCCGTCACTCGTCTCGATGCGCGGGACGCCAAGGACACCATGCAGGATTTCCGCCTCAACGCGGTCGAGAACCGCACGTCGGTGATCGAAAACGACGTGGAGGCGATCAAGGAAGGCCGATACGAGCCGCCGTCGAAGCGCGTGCCGGTCTTCTCGCGCAAGGGGACGACGGTCCAATGACCGGCCTCGCGCTCGACCACGTGTTGGCTGTTGTGGTGCTCGCGCGCCTCGTGGTGCTCGGCGGCCTGCTGCTCGCGGCGTTGGCGCTGGCGTGGAACGCTATCGACTGGTTCACAAGGCGGACGACATGACGAACCCCTACGAGCTCGCGTTTCACCTGTCGCAAATGGGCGTCGCCGAGATGCCCGGCGAAGATGCGCACCCGTTCGTGCGCTGGTGTCTATCGCGCGTTGGCTTCGGGTTGAAGGCCAGCGACGAGACTGCCTGGTGCTCGGCCTTCGTCAATACCGTTCACGAGATGTGCGGGCTGCCGCGCTCGAAGAGCGCTGCGGCGCGCTCCTGGCTCGCGGTCGGCACGCCGATCGAGCTGGCCGACTGGAAGATCGGCGACGTTGTCATCATCACGCGCGGCGATGGGCCACAGCCCGGGCCGGAGGTTATCAGCGCGCAGGGGCATGTCGGGTTCTTAGCCGACGTGGATGAGACGGTGAAGAAGGAGATCGCGATCCTTGGTGGCAACCAAGGAAATCGCATCAGCGTGGCCCGCTTCCCCGTGAACCGCCTGCTAGGAGTGCGCCGCTGTGCCTGAGATGTCGAAGTCCATTTTCGCGTCACGGATCTTCTGGGTCAACCTGGTGTCGGCGCTATTGGAGATCGCGCAGCTCTTCACCGGCACGACCCTCATCCCGCCAGGCTACCTGACGCTCGGCGTGAACGCGTTGAACATCATCCTGCGGCGGATGACGGTCGGCGATGTACATGTCGTGACGCCGCGCGAGGTGAAGTGATGACGTTCCCGTGGAAGACTATCGGCACGTACGCGTGGCAGTTCGCGGAGTATGCGCTTGCCCAAAAGCTGGCGCCGGCCGTGCCGCTGCAGCCACAGGTGCCCACATCGCCGATCGCGCCGCCGGCTGTGGAACCGCCGCCAGCGCCTGTACTCACGCTCGAGCAGAAATGGGAAGACCGCCTCGGCGACATCTACGAGGAAGAAGGGATCCAGATTCCCGGCAAGGACGGCCCTGGCATGACCGAGCGGCGACAAGGCTACAAACTGCTCGAGGCCGGGCGAGAGGACGAGCTACGGAAGAACCTCCGCGAGCGGAAGTAGCCTGTCCGCACTGCGGGGAGAGCCGTTTGATTGAGATCGCGCTGCGGTGCTGCTCGTGCTGCGGCCGGACATGGCCGGTTGTCGCGGACGCTGGGAGCGATTCGCCACCCTCATGCCCCGCAGGTGTCGGGAATCGACGCGTGCAGCGGCAGCCGGCCTGCGACGTACAGAATGTGCTGATGGACAAGGACGACGGCTAGGCCACCCCACGCACCTTCAAAGTGTCGTGGTGTTCCTGTCCACACTGACAGGCGTAGCGGACCACCAGGTGCGGATCGCCCACACAATCTAAGGCGGTGGAGAGATGGTCTGTCACCTGCCAGACGTGCTGATGAGCGAAGAACTGGACAAG